TTTCTAAATGTTGCAAAAATCTGCAACCTAAATACTTTATACGTTTACTGAGAGTGGTTCAGGCAACTACCAACAAGAACTACATTCTGCTGGCAAATAAACTATCAAGAGAAGGTGACTGCTCTACGGTTTTTTCTATAGCCATTTTGTCTCCCATTGGTGGTTGCATTGATGGACTTGTTGGTTCTTCCTTCTCTACTGGCTTTGCCTTCAAGAACTTCTTGAAAGAAGGAGTACGAGAAAGACGATCAATCTTTCCAGCTATAACCTGTGCTGCACTATCTCCATCTTTTAGTTCATCTAATGAGAAGTTTAGTTCCATAGGACATTCTTCTGCATCGGAAGCATCTTGTGTAGCTTGTGCTATCATAGATAATGCTCTGACTACATCTGGTCCTAGCTGCTTTCCTTCAACAGATGGTGCTCCAAACATTGGCATAACTTTATTTATAGAAGTTACTAATCCTAATAGAGCCTTTGAAGCAAGGGTTACTCCCTGCAATAGAGAAAGATATCCATCATCTTCTTCCATCATGCTTGATTCGATTTCATTTTCAACTTCCTGCTTCTTGTTAGAAACATCTTCTTTACCTACTTCGATTGATAACATTGGGGTCATTTTTATTTTCCTTTATAAAATACTTGTTCTTGTTGGTTCAAAGTCTACTTTCTCGCCTGTAAAAGTATTGGCATTCAATACTGCTACATTGCCTTCATTACCTAAACAATCATTTGCTGGTAGAGTTTCTTCTATTGCACGAACTTTTGCTTTTACATCTCCACCATAGGTTTCCACCTTATCAAGATAAGTTTGTAATATTTTATCTTGCTGTGCTTTGATATCTTTTTCAGCAGCTAAACGATTAGTAACGAAGTCATCTCCACCTACTTCGGATAAAGGAACTAATCCTTTTGCCTTACAGATTGCTTCTCTTTCCATTGATGTATGATAGGTAGCACCAAGCCCACGATCATATACTCCGTTTACACCTTGCGTTCCCCAGCATTCTCCCCATTTCATAGCGGTCTTTGCTGGTGCAGATACTAATCTTTTTCTTTCTGAACCACACATCGGACACTCAGAAACTGGTGTATCCCATTTTGTAACTACTTCTTCTACTTTACGGCAAGTGTAACACATATTCTCAAATATTGGCATTTAGTAACTTTCCTTTTGTGATGTTGGCATCTCTGGAATGGATGCCGCCAACTGTTGTGCGATAGCTTCTGCGGGAAGCTGTGATGGATCTGGCTGCTCTGCTATTGGTGCAGACTGTAATGCTCCTACGGTGGCAGGAACAGGTGTTGGCTGCTGTGGTGGTAGTTCTGCAAATCCTTTAGGTAAATCAAACTGACGAATGATTTCTTCTTTGATTTTAGTTGGGTCAATACCAAGACCTTGTAGTACAGGAAGAAGTTGAACAAGTTCATTTCTTTTCATGACAGATGCAACAGGTGTATTAGATTGATCAGCAGCAGCAAAGCGGAACTTACCTTCAAGCTTATCGGCAGTTACTCTGTATACCTCACCTTCGGTGATTAGAGTATCTTCTGCATCGTCGGCTTTCAACAAGTCAATCAACATACGAATATATATTTGTGATATAAGTTCAACTGCTTCATCTCTTTCTCTTGCTATCTTACCAATCTCTGAAGATGTATAGTTAGCTAATGCTGCAACTTCTGTAGCAGTTGCTTTTGTTGCTTCGCCTCTAACGAATGGAGCCAATACAGAACCTCTTGATAGATCTCCCTCTACGGCTGCAAGATATCTATCAAAGTTTCCTGATAAAGCTGGTACTTCTACTGGACGAATAATGCCTTCAAGAGTATCACCATCAACAGGAATCATTGCACCATCAACACCAGCAGTTATCTTTGCTAGAGCTTCTTCATCTAGTGCACCTTCTTTGTAAAGATATTGTCTAGAGTCTCTTCTGATTGCGTTTGCCCAGAATGATCTGATAATATTTTTTTCAAAGATTTGATCGTATATTCTGAATAAAGAAGAATATCCTTCCATTGGAGAGTCAGGTATACGTGAATAATAAAGCGGAGCAATGGGAGGTAGAGGCTCATCATCATAAGTCCTAACAGGAATAGGTGATGTTTCTTCAAGAAGCTTTTCTCCAGCAGAATAGTTAGGTGACCAGATATATAAGCAATCGTAAATAAGATCGTATAGTTCAACCACCTCAATATATTTGTATTCATCTGGTACATCCTCATCCTGTGCTGTCTTATATGGATGAGAAGATTGTTCAAAGTAATCAGCCTTTACGACTGCTTGATATTTTTTTGCTCCATATAGTTCCTTTGCCCTTGCAACTGGTAAGAAATAAGCATGACCTACAAAGCGTTGTTCACTCCACTTCGATGCATCCATATCTACCAATACTTCCCAAGGTGGAACAGGTCTAACAGAAATCTTATCAAAGATTACATTAGAGTTTTTATGAGCAAGCTTGAAGAAAGCGCATGGATAAATCAGGGCAAGACGAGATCCATTCTCAAGTGTATGTCTCTGATCATATAGCCAACGATTAGCTAATGCTTTTACTACCTTTGCATTTCCTTTACGAACAGAATCATTACCAACTTCTACTGCTGGAAACTTGGAGAATAGCGATGCAATATATCCCTCAATAAAAGAATATCCATCGGCTATTTCTACACGAATGTTAGTTGGGTCGAAGGTTATATCTTCGAACATCTTTGTCTCGTAGGTATTCTTTAGCTTTCTCATTAGAGAAGCAGAGTTCTTCCAGTAGTTACGATGGTTGGTGTAGATGGTTCTTACAAGATTACAAATCTCTCGTTCTGTTCTTGACATATTAGTTTAGTTCCTTCTCATTATTGTTGGTTTTGTCTATTATCATTTCTTATTTCCCTTTGTTCTATTGAAACCACATGGTTCAATGCATCCATACATTTCTATATACTTACGTTCAACAGCATTTAGTTCTTCTTCTTTACATAGTTCCAATACTTGCCAACGGAACTTTGTAGGATTCTTTTCAAATGCTTCTCCTATTCCAGATTTATTACCACCAGAATGCTGACTCCATCTTCCAAAGATATCTTTTGATTGACCTACATATCTTTTGTTGGATGTCATATCCATTATGCAATATACTCCGCACCATTTCTTTCTATAAAAATCTGCAACCTTATACTTGTAAGCCATTAGTATCTCCGTGTATTTGTTGCATTTGCATTGCTGACTATACGATCTGCACGTTTATGTTTTACCCAATCTGGTAGGAATGATTTAGTTGGTAACCTTACATTCTTCAAACACTGGATACCTAGGGCTAATGCCATAGCACTATCTGCATGTGATCCGTTTGCACGGTTGAGTGAGATGTTATAATGTTTGTCTATCTTTATTGAACGTAGCTCTGCAAGCGTAGTGGTGTCAAGAAGATTTAGTGTTCCAGATCTTATCATTTCTTTTAGTTCTTCAAATGCTATACGCTTGTTCATCTGATTAGTTGTCCAATACTTATCGTCATTAGACTTCCATAGATTTGCACCATGTAAAGATTGGTTTACTACAACTCCAATGTTATTATTTTCTACAAGTATCTTTGCGTTGTTGTAGGTCTTGCTGATTGTAAAAAGTTCAGCAGCAAGGTCTGTAGGAGTCGTTGTATTGCATCTGAATATTCCAACCGGCTGGTAGGTCATCTTGCTCAATACAATCGCTACAGAGTAGTCTCTACCAGTGCCTGTGCCTACGTCTACACCTATTGCATAAGCATCTTCCATCTTTGGTTCTTCAAAAACATTCCATCTATCATTATCTATTTCTATCTCTTCGACATATTGTAAATCTTCTTCCGTCATATAAGCATCACCAGCTTGTGAATAAGCATCCGATAGACAAGCAGGATATTCTCTCTTGAACTTATTTATTCCTAACTTTTCTATCATCAGTCTATGCCATGCTACTTGCTCATTAGATAGATTATATTCTCCAACAAGATCCACTTCATCTTCTGTCAAGGTAAAGTCTGAACCAACAGGAATGCTATATTCGGCATGACTAAACCAAGGGAAGAAAAGATATTCATAGTTGGCTTCTCCTCTTTGTGCTGTTTCTATTTCAAGGTGTAGAGGATCTCCCCAATAGTTTGCTGTACTTTCAATAATCATTTGTCCATTGTTGACTGCACTGACTGCTGTTGCTTTGAGTTCTTCGGCGTTCTCAGAGAATGCAAACTCAGAAAGAAGTAAATAAGAACAAGTGAAGGAACGAAGCCCACCTTTTGATGAAGCTGATGCACACAATATAGTAGCGTTATTGTGAAAGACAAGTTTCGATGCACTATCTTCTTTGAGTGGTTTACGAAGGAACGTAGGTAAGTTATCATAAAATGTTTTGAATATCCTGAGTATGTGTCTAACGCTATCTATCTTGTGAGATAGTAGTGCAACTGTTATAGGTTCAGATGATGTGTATGCTTTCCAAAATAGATAAGCTGCTACAATAGTTGTTGATCCAATCTGTCTTGGCTTGCATACTATTAGATCTTTACCCAACTCTAACGCTTCTATAACTGCAACCTGTTCATCATTAGGTGATAGCTGAACAATCTTTCCTGCTTTATTCTTTATCTTTAGTCTTGATATAAACCCAGCAGGTGAGTTCATTATCCTACTTATGTCTATCTGTGCTTTACTCATTGTTCTTTACTGACTTTACCCACTCATCTAACTCTATTACATTAGGAGCATCAGATGCTGTTGTAGTTTTTGTTTGCTCTAACTCTCGTAGTGCTGCAACTAATGATGATAAAGCATTAGGGCCTAACCTATGTTCAGTATCTCCAGCTTTAGCACAACGGTATTCATGTAACATTGCTTCCCATACGAAGTCTCTAAAGTTCTTTTGCTTCATAGCTCTTATAAGTTTGTTTGGTCTAGGCATTCTGTATCTCCTTATACATACGTTTCATTATTATCTTCTTCTAATATTAGCTTCAACTTCTTTAGAGCACCAGTGTATATCTGATGGATTCTCTGCTTACTCAACTTCATTGCTTTACCTGTTGCTTCGAATGTCATTCCATCATAACATATAGACTGAACTACCATAGATTCTTTAGCTGATAGATTACCTAGTATACCATAGGCATTGAAGGATTCTGATTCTTCTACTACTCCATCAATAGCTGCTATCATCGCATCTTCTGGATTCTCTGGATCCATAATGTTATCTAACATCCAATCAGGTAAAGTTACATAGCGCCACTTGTCTTTCATTTCATCTCCGTCTTGCATTAGTTACACTCACTTATATTTGCTGCGAAGTAATCCTCACAAGTTGCTAGCTTGTCCTCA